AACACCTCTAGTGGGATGTGTTGGAACGCACCACCCACCGATTTTAATCTAGCTACTCCAGATGTCCGGCAACGATATTATTTTGGTCGTGCACATAATAAGTTTCAAACAGCTAATTGCTTACGGGAAGCCGATAAACAAGAATTCCCCAAAGGTGCAGCTCCACCACTAGAATCATTACAACGTGTTCCAGGTCATGGTCGGTCAGAAGCACGTTTGCTAGATAGTTTGAATCAGGGCGTGCAACATGATTACTATAAGTTTTTTGAATCATCACAATGTGTAGTATATCCAAATCAACGGCTATTTAATAATGTCACTAAGCGGTCAATGTTGCCAAATGCACATTTCCGAAACTCCGACCCGGTTTATTTATCCTAAAACCTAAAGAATCCAAGTAATACTTAAGTATTCTAATTAATTAATACGTTTCAAATTGAGGTTTAGTTAGGTTATGGCATATGTAGTATGATAAAAAATTTCATTTGTAATATCCTTTAATTAGTTATTCATGTTTTAACATGAATATTAAATTAGATTTTTGTCTATCCTTTAATTATCTATAACTTAGGGAAAGTTTTAGAAAACCGTAGGTTTGCTAATTTGAGAAGTTTTATAACTGAAAGTTAAAACATGAATGTTTTAACACGGATAACAAAACCGGTAAAAGGATAAAGATGGTGTTTTTATTTTTTCTTTTAATATATTAAGTAAGAATGCAAACCAAAAAGCAATTTTCAAAGAAGGCTAATAAGCAAGCTAGAAAGAAGAAAACTCAGAAAGGTGGTGGGCTTGGTGCAGTAACAACAGGTGAGACAACAGAAAAAGTTCTAAGCAACTTACGTTTTAAAAAAACCAATCCTTCTAATCGCGTAGGAGCTTCAATGCAAAATTTTAGTAAAGCACTTGCAGTCGCGCGAATGCAACCGCGACAACAACCATATTTATTACAAAGAACTGCTATTTCTGTTCCTAAAGCTCCACAAGCTCCACAAGCTCCACAAGCTTCAAAAGGTTTAAGCAGAAGCGGTCAGTTTAGAACGAGCATTAGAGTTCCTAACCTTAAAGTTGTTTCGCGTAGAACCCATTTTAATTTATAATACTGAAAATTATTAATTAGTTACATTAGGATAAAAATATAAAATTTATATCAATATAATTTAGATTAAACTAGCATATCTAGATAAATGGATTCTAGCAAAAGTAAAGCATCAAGCAAAGAAAATGATAATAAAAAGAAAATGTCAAATGCACCTTGGATAATACTTATCATTCTAGCATTCGGTTTGCTAGGATATCAATGGTATCAATATCATAAAAAACAGACTGCTATGAGCCCATTTACTGATTTTGTACCTTATATCGCTCAATCAGTCTATATAAATATATACGCAACTACTGCAGATTATCCTAAATATCAATGGTTATTTAAAGGGACATTACTTAATACTATTGTAGTTAGTAATGGTCGGGATTATGTAATGGTTCCTAAAACACTAGTTAATATACCAATTCGAGTATATTCAAATGCACCTAAAACGATATTTACTATAACTGCAAATGGTATCGAACAACCTTTACTAGGATGTAATTTTACTGCAACTACATTCTAGAATTAACATAATTTATTTAGTAAGTTCTTTTTTTTATATTTTTTATTAAATCGTTTACCACATAAACCACCATCCCACACCATCACTTTGTAAAACCACACTAGAACTATTATAACCTAACCCGAAAGGTATCTGGAATACTCCGGCAGAACCATCAATAGTAGAGATACCTGGATTAATATTAACTACATTCGCAGGATTAGTTCCAATATTTTTTATCCGATACATCCGTCCAGTTATGCTAGATGAATTAACAGGCAAAGTTATTGTCACATTACTATCAGTAGAATTACCCAATACTGTATAATGTGAAATATCCAATGTAATATTGCTAGACACCTGGAGGATAGATTGGCTAACTGCACCGTTTATTGATAAAGGGGCATTAGGTGTAGTTGTATTAACACCTAAGAAACCATTAGATGTCAGATTGACACCTGGATAATGAATATAACAATCCAAACCTACAGTACCACTATAATTACCAGCCACTCGAAATTGTGGTGGTGTTATAGCAGTAATTGCTAAAATTTGCAATGCGGATAAGGTAGTGTTACCTATTACAAGAGTTCCACCAACCAGCATATTACGCTGTTCTGTTGTAAGTCCTGCTAGAATGTTATTATTAATGGTAATTAATGTATAGGTTGATCCGTCATAAGTGGCGGCAGTAATCTGATTAATTGAGCCGTTTGCCAGCCGTTGTTCTGGACACATACTTACCTGTGCTGGTGGTTGTAGGATTCCCATTCCTATACTGCCAGTATGTGTAATACACATCCGAGACTCTACACCATTGGTATCCGCATTTAAACTACCATAATTAGTTGAAAAATCTAGACGACCATCTAATGAATGATTATTACTGTCATTAGAACCAGCAACTGCTGCTAGAACACGATTATTAATATTAGTACTAACAGTTTCACCACTGCTAGTAGTTCCCATAAAATATATCTGACTTCTTTCATCAAATACACTGCTATTCGATGTCGGTGCTGCATTAGAACCACTCTGAAAAATCATAGTGCATTCCGCATTATATGGTGTGCTGGTAGCATGTATTAATCCTAGTGGAGTATTCTGACCACCTATACCTAGATATCCTTCCGCTGTAAGGGATAGGACATTGTTTTCTTGTGTTCCGGAATTAGTGAAAAATCGCATAATACCTTTATTATCAGCGCCATAGTCTTGATGTGCCACTTCCATATGTCCTAGAATTACTGGTGGATTTAATGCACTAGTAGCATCATATCCCCGGAAATTAAGCGCAGTAATCCGTCCATAGGCAATATTTTCAGCAGTAGTGTTAGTAATAGTAATTGCAGGAATATTTACCACAGAATTAGAAGTTCCAGCAACCTCTAGCATGGTGCTTGCAGCGGATAAACCAATCATTAAATTACCATATGAATCTAGATGACCCCGAATATTATCACCATTATCAAAAAAAGTATAAATACTAGGACGGCGCAATACCGATTGATATGGTTTTGATGGCTCAGGACCAGTATATGGTCGTTCATCCAATGATAAAACCGTATCACTAGCAATACTAATAACTACAAAATCTGCTGGTGTAGTGGTTAGATTGAATGTCAGGATATCACCCACCGTAAGTTCAGAAGTGAATTTAGTGCCTTGACCTGTAATCACCACATTAGATGAATATGCGATAAGTTCGCCCGTTAGTACGGAGTACGGCAAAGGTTTGCTAGATAGATTATTTAGTTTTCCAGTATCATCTAGCAATAGTCCCAGATTATATGATGGATTGGAATTTGCATTTAATATTAGAGCCCCTTTTGTTTCTACATTGGGATTACCATATGAATAAAGTAATGATACATCCCCAGCAGTGAGAATAGTTTTATAAATGCGTAGCTCATCTAGATAACCCCGATAGAAATTTTGAGCCCCATTCCTAGAACCAATATATGTCCGACTAGCAGCATGTGCAGCACCAGGAATAGTTCCTGCAACAGTAGTACTAACATTCAATGTTCCATCAATATATCCCCTAATGGTACAATTTGTTCCGTCTAACGAGACTGTAGCTACTAAGTGATGGTAGCTAGCGGTATTGAGAATTGCAGGTGCAGTGCCAGTCAGTGTTATTACCTGCACATTAGATGATATGTCTAGAATACTTACTTGCATCCTTAGTCGCATATTACCATTACTGGAAACATCAACAGCACTAAGTAAATATGTTCCTGGAATTGTAAAGTCACCACCATTTGAAATAATATCATATCCCGCACCACTAACTATGTTAGAAGGTATATTTACCCAACAAGAAATAGATAATTGTTGCGCTACCTCTAGAGCCGTATTTAATGAATTAGGTGCTGATGCTTCAACGAAACAATAATCATTATTACCATCAAAAAGCAGTGCATTATTTATCAATCCAGCATTCCAACAATTCTCAATATCGAAATTCTGTAGGATGGCAGCAGTATTAATAAAGACAGGTGAATCTAGATATAAATATGATGAATAAGGTGAACTATCTTGTGCCTGTGTGCCTTGGCTTTCATCAAATTTATAGAAACCAATCAATGATTCCGGATACGGAGCTAAGTCATCATATCGAGGTGCATTACCACTTTTAATCGCATTCAATGTATTATTGGAACCATCTAGAAAGTCTATAGTTTGTAGTGGTGCCGTGGTGATTACATGTTGTGATGTGTTTTGCAATGTAATACCTGCGGTGTTTGCAGGATCATTAAATTCTGCTGTGCTTGGAGATTTTATGTGTAGAGTACTTTGCGGATCTTGAGTACCTATACCACATTGTGAAGCATGATTAAAAATAAAGTAACTATTCCCATCCGCTAGAGACAATAGTCCGTGCTTATATCCGATTAATTGCTGATAAACACCAGTATCTAGCAGGTCTAGACTTTGATTATCCCATGAGATAACAAAACCATAATCATTACCTTCTAGACTTTGTAAATGTGTTGCAACTTGGTCTCGTTGCTTGAGACCATCATATCCCGATGTTAAACGCTGTTCACTTCCTATAAAAGCCCCATTGCCAGTATCTAGTAATTGGTAATAAACACTAGGAATACTACCATTACTCCATGTTGTTAACGCTGTTCCTAGATTATCCACTGTAATCGCTGCAAGAGGGCGTTTGTATTGAAATACATTCACATTACCAGAAAATCGGTCAGTATCTGCGAATAATGTGCTTGTATTTACTTGGGTGTTCCAAATAGCATCGCTAGTTTGTGTAAGATTAGAAGCAAACCGGTAGGCAACTACGTTCTTACTACCTATATCTAGAGTTATATTTGCAGTTGTATTAGTTAGATACTGGATTGCTGCAATCTTTTCAACTACATTACCTACATCTGGAACACTGGAAGTAATTTGAATTTCCTCCGCTACTAGCAAGCGATTAGAGACATCCTCAACCGTAATGACACGATTGACGCCATCACGGGCTTGTATAGTTGCAGTTGCACCACTCAATTCACCTACTAAATTATCTCCCACATTATACAAACTGACATCTGCTTGATAATTCCTATAAAATGCCATTACGAAACCACCGTTGCCATAAGTAGAATTTACCTGATTAAGATTTAATTCCACAACAGAAAGCAAACCATCACTAATGCTAGAATAAGCCGCATTACCCACTGAAGTAATTGGTATTTGTGCCGAATGTGGTGTGCCATCGGAATTCATTACACGCACTGAAATGGTGTATCGTGGGTCGGGAGTGGTATCTACTGCTGTCATTATACCGACTACAAAACCATTAGGTACATAGGCATCGTTAGTCGGTAATCCTGCAGGATAAGGGAAATTAGCATTATACGGGCTAGGGGCACTTATTTGGAATCGTCCTCCTAATGTGCCATCATCCTGGATAATGCATCCATATACGGAATATACACCAGAACCTGCACTAGTATTATCTGCCGCCCAAGTGATTATATATGAACCATTGTATAATCCTGCTGCTCGTGCATTGAGCTGATTACTAGTGCTTGGATTAGTAGTATCAATCTGGATATCATATCCACGAATAGGTGTATTATTATGAAATATCTGAGTGTATACTTTATATAGACCAGTAGTTGCATCTTGACTAGACCATACTACGATATAATGATTAGATTGTACTAGGCGGTTGCCTGCAACAGCAGGGAAAGATTGATTACCGGAAGTAGTTTTATTAACTAGAAAATTAGTGCCATATCTAGAGCCATCTGCTAGATATCTTTGCGCGACCACATTAAAATTCAGTGCACTAGGGTCATCTTGGGCATTCCATACTAGAACATATCCACCAGATGTTAAATTACTAATACTAGGATTCAGTTGATAACCGGTTGATGTTTGATTCGCTAGAAGTACTTTATTATAATTACTATTCAAGTCTAGACATGCCGTAGGTACATTTTTTTGGATACCTATTGCACCATCCCCTGTAATACGCATTTTTTCCGTATTATTAGTTTTAATTACTATATCAGAAGGTGTGATCGTCTTGATGTAAGAATAATATGGTTGCAAAGTATACACTGTAGTAGGGTCAATAGGACTAGACACCGTTGTTCCTACCAGGGCAGTTATTTTTACTTGGAATGTAATTTGTTGATTGAGTGAAAATCCAATGGTTCGGGTAAAAGTAATCTGAAGACCGGAATCTAGTGTAATAGGTGTTCCAGCTGATATAATTGGAACAAATTGTTGTTGAAAAGTCGAGCCACCATTATTAGACCACATGAATGTATTAGGTGAAGCAATACTGTCAATCTGGATTAAATAGACTCGGGAATTAGTGCCAGTGTATATGCCGGAAACAGTGGCATTGGCGGTATCACTAGTCGGTGATAACCAAGTACTTAGTCCAGTTATTGTATCCTCTTTAGCTAGAGTAGGCCAATAAATTTGGCGACCAACATCATTATATGAGAAATCAGCACCAAATCCTAGATATGAGGTTCCGGGTGAATAAGTTGGACCATCTAGCCGGATAACTACATTGCTTTGTTGATATGCTAGATAGGGTTGGAATATAGAGGCAGGATTATCACTACCAAATGCCCCTAGCGTTAGGATACCTTGTGTACCATCACCTAATGTATTGCTAGTTTGCAATGTTATATCCGCGGCAACATTAGATTGAAATGAATTCACCATTATACCATTATATCCGGGTCGCGACGCGCTAGGATGGGTAAGAGCGATATCTAGCTGATAATCTAAATCGCTTTGTGCTTGGTTAATAAGGACATTGCCATCTTGGAATTTTAAAACTGGCGCGCCATTGGCACTTGTTCCAAATTGGATATCTCCCGTATTACTAACAAAACTGATTACATCGCTGGATACAAAATACATATCTCCAGCATTTGCACTAAGGGCATTAAAACATTCTAGTGTGATATTCTGTGTTTGCTGGTTGGCAGGTGTTCCAAGAGGCGAAACACCTATATCAACATTCGCACCTTGTGATAGTAATGCGATATCACCATAATTAGTTAATACTGAAAATCCGCTAGAACCAGTTGCGACTTGGATACCACCAACAGGATTGGATGCGATGAGTTGAATTGCACCTGCATTGGGACTAGCATCTGTTATATTGATTACATCACTATTTGCAAATAAGTTTAGATGGCCGTTATAGGTTTCTAGAAGGATATGGCTATTGGCGGTAGTTTGAAATTCGCCACTAGTAGTTTGTGTATGATTGGTAGATGAAATATTATATGTTGCTTGGCTACTGAAATTGAGGGAACCATTGTCATTTATCACCGATAATGTTCTTTGTGTTGCCATACTCTTAGGATTCTAGGATGGGGTGGTGGGTGATAGGCTAGCTATATTATATTAAGAAACTATTACTATCCTTCTAAACCCAATGCCGTTAGTAAAGTTTAAAGCCTTAGTTTGTATGGATATTTAATTATATCTGTTTTTATATTTCCTAGATTGCATATTTTTTGATGAAATTATTCTAGAATGTCTTATTCGGAAATATTATTTGTTGCCGTATTTGATTATTATTTAATTCAATTTCTATATTATTGGTTTCATAGATTTATTCATTTGCCAGTTGCAGGTATTTTTTATCGTATGCATTTTATCGGACATCATAAGCGGGATTTTCCTATTCGGCAATTACGAAAGAAATCATATGGTGGTGGATCTGAAGTATCCGGAGCATCTGGCAATGGTGGTTGGTTTCAAACTGGTGGAGAATTAGTATTTGGTCTACCTATCCTGATTGTTTCCGTGTTATCTTATTGCTTGATTTCTTGGAATTATTTTCTAGTATTTGAAGGTGTATTGCTAGGTAATGTTATTCTAGGTGAAATAATGCATTCTTCTTTTCACTTAACAGAAGATGCTACAAATCATCCTGAATCTCTAGCAGTTCATCGAAGTTTATATACAAATAATTGGTTCTTTTTCAAGTATTATCAATATATGCATGATTTGCATCATGCTTACAAGGCAGCAAATTTTGGATTCTTTGATTTAACGATGGATAGGTTATTTGGTACAATCAATGACAAAATTCCTAACCATCTAGCAATTCTAGCAGCAAAATAATTATAGTTTGGTTTTTATTTAGTTTTTGTTTGGTTTTTAGAAATTAAAGAACTTTATTGGATTCTAAGTGAGTGTAAATACAACAAGAAAAATATCAATAAATTATAGACAACGGAACTGCACATATAGAACCTAGAAACTCCATAAGATGCCACAAGCCGGTCTTCTAGAACTTGTTGCCCATGGTATACAAGATATTTATCTCATAGGCAACCCTCAAATTACCTTTTTCAAAACTGTTTATAAACGTCATACCAATTTCTCTATGGAAGCATATCAAATTAGTTATGACGCTCGACCCCTGTTTGGTGCCAAGACTACATTTACTATAACTAGGTATGCGGATTTAATGCATACAATGATTCTAGAGGTGGATTTACCCCAGATACAAGTTGCATACACGGCAGACCCAGCATATGGCGGTTCCCCTAGTGATTTTGCTGTAGGTGCTGGAAATATCAGTTGGATAAATAACACCGGACATGGTATTCTAAATTTCGCAGATTTGTTAATAGGTAAGCAACTTATTGACCGTAATTATGGTGAATGGATGGAAATCTGGACTGAACTAACCCAGAATGAATCTAAAAAACGCGGACTGGATTTAATGTTAAATCGTAATCCACAATTGATAGTAAATCCTGGTCCACTGACTTTATACATACCATTCCAATTCTGGTTTTGTAGGAATATAGGACTTGCTCTACCTCTAGTAGCTTTGCAATATCATGATGTATCGCTAGAGGTTAATTTCCGTCCGCTAGAGCAAATGTATACTGTTGTGAATCCCAATTACGGCACAAATATATTTTATAATGTATCTAGCAATGGTTCAGCAGTAGTCGAAGTATATAAACCATATACAAATGCGCTAGATTTATCTACGCTAGGAGTTCAAGCTAATCTTATGACTTTTCCAGATGGTAGTGAATATTATATTCACCCAACTGCTAGCATAGGTGGTGGTGGTGGTCAAACTGGTCTACCCGGACATCCTTGGCTAGTTACTCTTACACAACCAGTTCCTGCTGTTTGGAGTAATGATTCTGCATATATATCACCTAATGGTGTCATTGATATGTCTACAAACCCACAAATTTCTGATATCCGTCTTTATGTAGATTATATATACTTGGATACAACGGAACAACGTGAATTCGCCAATGCTAAACATCGTTATCTAATAGAACAGGTACAATGGTCGGGTTCCGAAAGCATCACACCCGAAGCTGCTACTAAGCGTTTTCGACTTAATTTTAACCTGCCGGTTAAGGAGCTCATTTGGGTTAATCAGCTAGATGCCATTTATAATTTCAATGATTTATTTAATTATTCTAACACTGTTGACCCTTATCAAGTTCCAGGTAATACCATGGCTAGCGGACTTATTTATATTAACGGTATTGAAAGATTCAGCCAACGCACTGGTGATTATTTCCGGCTTATTCAACCTTATCAGAAACATACACGTTCACCTAATGATTTTTATTATATGTATTCTTTCAGTATAAAACCGGAAGAACACCAACCTAGCGGATGTAGCAACTTTTCTAAAATTGATACTAAGGAAATCTTTATGAATATGGCACCTGGGCTAGGTAGTTGCCAATTACGAGTTTATGGTATGAATTATAATATCTTGCGGATTTATTCTGGTATGGGTGGTATTGCATTCAGTAATTAAACTTAAACTTCAATCTAGGCAATGCAAAAATATAATTATATTATAAGTATTTTAATCTTACTTGTCTTCTAGAATGTTATACATTAAACAAATCTGTCTTATTATCTATATCATCATTACAGTATTATTTACTGTAGGATATGCTAGCCAACCGATTTTAGAAACATCGCAAATAGCGCAAACACCTACAAATCCGGATGGAACTCCTTCCAATTCTTCTAGCACCTCTAGCAAGGTTAGCAGCACTTTTTACATAGGTAAGGTTTCTAACATAATTTCTAATATTCAGAATACATATTCTAGCAGTAATGATTATTCTAGTGTAAGTAATGATTTAAATGTGTTGTTTCAAACTCTTCTATATACTTGTATTGCTATTACAATCCTCTTAGTAGTCGGTATTCTGCTAGGTTATTTTGGTCTTAAATTGATTAGTAAGCTTGTTTTCCTATTAGTAATGATACTAATGATTGGTGTATTTATTGTTATCCAAGTAGTAATTTTATCAAATAGTTTTATTAGCAATATCAAGACGAATGGGCTCAGTGGTCTCAATTGGAATGCCGTTAGTTCTACAAGCACTAGCAATGGAACAGGATATTATCTAATTCTTGTATCCACATTATTAATGATTATTACTTATGTGATATATGTGTTTCTAGCTTAGTTTTTCACGTTTTATTTTTGCACCTTCATTTATAACTAATTTATAAGACAAACGCAAGCACGAAAGAGTAAAGAGATGGATACCATTGCAGCTAAAGTTGAATCCTTATTAGCATGGATAAAACCAGGTTCTTCTAGTGATAACGTAATAGACCTCCAGAAAACATTCTCTGCTGCCGGGATAGATATATTGCCAGTAGTAATTAAGATACTAGAGCTAGAAGCTGGGTTTCCATTCTCTAGAATACAATCTAAAGAAGGTATTAAATATCATGAATTGGAATTTTTCCAAGCCAATCTTTCTAGTTCTAGTACTACTTCTAGTACTAATTCCAATTGTGAAGATAATAAGCAACCACAAGATAAACAAAATTCATTATTTGCTAAGTTAGACCGGACATATACGACTTTAGGTTCCACGTTGCTTAAGTCTATGATTCTTCAACCTTATCATACTCACGAGCAAATACAGAACTTGGTTATGAACCGCCAGAACACGATTCTTCAGCTTATTTCAATTTCTAATTCTAATCCAAAAGTGGTTAATCAAATTCATATTCTGCTAGATAGTCTTCGGAAGATAGAACAAGAATTGTTAGCTATGTCTCTAGAGGATACTGCTGAAATGGAAGAAGTTTATAAGATAATTTTCTTTGAGATGGGACCTCTTAAATACTTGAATTATCATTCTTTATTCTTGAAAATCTTCTATTACTTCATGATTATATTTTCCCCTATGTATGGTATGATTGCACCATTCATCTTCATATTTGCACCATTCTTATTTATGAAATACATTCTTAAAATATCAATACCACTAGATGCATTTTGGAATATAATGAAAAAGATGCTTTTTGGCGGTACTGGATTTATGACATTATTAGATAAAATGTTTAATAGCCAAGTTGGTGCAGGGATGCAATCATCCCTTAATGGTGGTAGTGTCTCTATTAAAGGTGTGGTATTCTGGCTAGTACGCACATTGATATCTCTTCTCAACAGTAGTATTGGTGGATATGCTTATATAGCATTCATTATCGCTAGTTATATTTATGGTATTTATAATTCCTTACAAGTAAGCATTACATTCAATAAGATAATAAATATGTTTCACTCTAGAATGAATGTTTTAGCAAAATGGTTGCGAGGTTGCATGCAATTATACCATATGAATGTGTGCTTTGGTTCTGTAGAATTGGCACCTACTCTAGCACAGATAAGAAATTTATTGGGTGATGAGCTAATTCAAATGCTGCTAGGCCATACAGTATTTACACAGGAACCAGGTTTAATATCGGATAAGGGTATAATCATTAAGTGTTTTAGACTGTTTCTCGACGCCAAGAAACAAGGCCATGATATCATCGCGCCATTTGCCAAGTATTTGGCGTATGTTGATGCTTTTGTGGGACTATCTACTTGGCTCCGAGAAAAAGATGACCGTTGTTCAGCTAAATTCATTCTAGATGCACCGTATCCCACTATTCAAGGAAAAGATATTTGGAATTTAGCTTGTGAATCAGTTTTATATAATGATGTTTTACTTGGTGGTAAAATGATTTCTAATGATGATGCTGAAGAACTAAAAACTGAAGCAGAAAAAACAGGAAAAGAAGAGGAAATTATTTCTCTAGAGGATAATGATAATTCTAATTCTAGCAATTTAGAGGAATTAGTTGAAGACAAACAGAATAATTCAGAAAAAAATCTAGAAGAAGGTTCAAAAGACAAAGAAGATAATAAAGAGAGTGAAGAGAAACCTAGCGAACTAGAATTTAAAGAAAAAAATAAAGAAACGGAAACAGAAACTAGTGAAACCATAGAAGAATCCCAAGGGGATAAGAATTCCAAGAAATCTTATGTTCCAGTAAATAATATAATAATAACTGGCCCCAATGGTTCGGGAAAATCTACCTATATCAAATCTATTATGGAATGTGTGATTCTAGCACAAACGGTAGGTATAGTACCTGCCAGGGATTTCACGCTTACCCCATTTGCGAATATATCAACTTATCTTAATATTCCTGATTGCCAAGGTAAAGAAAGCCTCTTCCAAGCAGAAATGAATCGTTGTTATCAACAACTAGAAATCCTACGCACAGCAGAAGCCGCGGGCGAATTTAGTTTCAATATTATGGATGAGATTTTCGTTAGCACTAATTATCAAGAAGGTATGAGCGGTGCCTACGCCGTTATTAATCAACTGTGTCGGTTTAATAAGTGTATTAATGTAATAACAACACATTTCGATAAACTCGCAAATCTAGAAGATTTGAAAGTTGGGAGAAAATATTTTGATGTAGATATACAAGAAGATGGAAAAGTAATTCGAGATTACAAGATTCGAGATGGTGTAAGTCGCAAACATATGGCATTGCGTTTATTAAAGAATCGCGGTTTCAGCGAGGAATTAGTAAAAGATGCCGAAAACTTTTATGAACAACTTAATTTAGATTCCGGTACCGGCTTAAATTTATTATCCTAACAAAAGCCATAGCTTTTGCTGTAGCTTGCGGTGCACCAGTTTTAAAAATTTTTTGAGCGTCAATTTATAATTTTTCAATGTTTATTAGTTGATTTTATTGATGTAATAAATTAAATTTAAGCCGGTAGGGTATGAAAAAAATAGAAAAAATATAAAATTATAAAAAAAAATGAATTATTTATTATTGTAAACATATACTATTATTTTATCCAACATGGATAGTTTGCTTCAAAACGCGTTGGTATGTGGCTACCCACGGAATTGCCCATTTGCAAAGGCAATTCTCAACATCTTTGATTGCCTTTTAAAGGCACTATTAGCAAATGCCGCAACAGAGTGTGAGCTCAACATTGGGGACATTGCCTATTGGCCGCCTGAGTATTTTGCAACAGTCGCTGCCAAACTTCGTGAGTCCCTACCCAAAGATGGGTGTGAGATGGAGGCATTGCTTCGCAAGCATTTGCCGCAGTATGCTGGGTCCGGCGCTCAGTCCGAAATTTATAGCTTGATGGCTTTAGAGTTCCGCGAGCTTGTTGGTGCCAAAATGCTACAACCTGCACAATAAGAACGCTCTATCAATCACATTTTTTGCTTTTTTCTTTTTTTATTTGAATGAAAACAAAAAACTAATAGAAAAAGAAAAACATTACATTGAAGACAAAAGAAAATTAATTATCCCTTTAACACCTATCCTTTAATCGATTATTTCATACTATTCCTATAAATGGAATCGATTGTCCAAATATTATCACCGTGTATAAACCGACGTTCATGATTCTTACCAAACTCTATACTCTGATAATACGGCGCACGATTACGTTCTAGCAAATCTGCTATTTTATCTATATTTTGCTGCTCTGTTTCATGACCGTATTGTTTATAACTCATATACCAAAGGGTGATATTTTTTTCTAAACTAGCAGTTATAAGAGACATACCTTCATTAGAAATATTATTCATCGATATATCTAAATGTCGAATACTAGTATTATTTTCTATTAGTTCACAAATTGCAGGTACACCAGCATCACTTATATTATTTGTAGCTACACCCATATCAGCAGTTGCTTTATAAAGCCCTAAACGTAAAACTTCTAGAGTGGTATGATTACGAAAGCAACGAGTAATATCTGCCATTCCAGCCTCACTTATAAAATTAGAACCTATTTCCAATCCACGAATAGGATAATTCTTTAAAGCTTCACAAATTATATGACAACCTTCATCTGTCATTTTATTCATATCTAGCCAAATCGATTTTATACCTGGCCGACAATGATTTACTTTGAACTGAAAATAATCTGCTAAATAATTCATAGAGGATTGTGTTAAAGCATTAGCACCTAGGTATAAATTCTCTAGAACCTCATTCACTTTCAATCCTTCACATAATTCCTTAATACCATTATCTGTTATATGACGTTCAAAATTATTTGTTTCATCACTAAAAGCCTGTTCTTTTAGCCCAATCGCAATATTATGTAAATCAAGAACTTTAAGAGATTTATTGGACTCTAGCAATTTGCGTATATGATGCATTCCTTCTGCATATAATGGATTACGTTTTAACCATAATGCAGAAATATCATTGTCATTAGATGCTAAAAATCCAGCAACAATATATTCTAATGCTTTGGAGGAAAAATCACTTCCGGCTAGATACCAAGTCTTAATCTTATTAGTACTGGGCGTTGCAAGAAATTCACCTATTGCACGACCACCTTCCAAATTAGTTATATTATTTCCAAGCAAGAAATGTTCTACTTTCGTATTTGATTTTAATGCATTCATAAGTGCACCAATCCAGGTAGGTCCAACAACCTGCTTGCATAAATCCATGCGCCCATCAGGATATACTGCGCCTCTTTTGAACTCTAGATGTTCTTGTTGATTTGCAGTTGAATTAAGACGGTACATAATACCATCAGTTGCCAAATGTTGAAAGAAAGGTTCCAATTCTTCTAGTTGTGATATATCAACTTTCATAGCAGTAGGACGACCTACCGGAATAGCAATTGTTCGTTTTTTTAATTCACACCACCCTCTACGTTGGTGTTGTAAAAGCCGAGCTGTCTTAAATTCATCTGCAAGAATAGCTTTAATTTTCTCTTGTTCTATGAAAGTTTTAGATAATTTAGCAACTAACCTTTGCCAATGAATATTAGCCCATTCTTGTTTAGGCATCCTTCCCGTATCAATAAACATTTTCTTAGCACAGTAATGAGATGGACGAATCGGCTTATTCTTCCATGAAGGTGTATCTCTAGGTGCATGCAAAGCACAATCACTAATCTTATCTAGAAGACCATCATTAAATAATTTATTATCAACATTTATTTGCATAACTATCTTATCTAATAATGACATAATATCACCTATCAGTGCTTGATTAGTATTATTAGCAGATTCTTCTTTATTACCTAACTCTGGCGAATTAGCTAATAGGGTATTAGCATTTGCTAGCTTTGCCAAATTATTATTAATGATTTTCATAATGATAGATGATTCGCTAGTTGATTGTGATTTTAAAAGCTTATGAGTAATATGGTAATTTTTCATTCCCATATCCGTGATTTTTGCTACATCACTTTGCATGGTTAAAGATGGTATTAATTTTTTTTTGGTTTTCTTCTGTTTTGTTTTTGTGTTTGACAATAAATTATTCTTCTAGAATAGAATTCTTTTATATAAAAGAATATTAAAAATAATAAATTAATTATTTTAGTTTACAATACCTAAAAATTGTATTTATCATTATATAATATAATAAATAATAAAAGAATGTCTAGATTACAACCTTCTATTAATATAAATCCCGCTTGGGCTACTAATGAAACTGATTATGGAGCTGCTGGATGGTATCAAATTACACCAACAACAAGTAATCTAGCCCTACGTGTTGCTAGCAGTAATATTGGTCTGGCAGGTGAAATACAATTTACATCCAATGGCGGAACCCTAGTATTCCAAGGATACAATGGTAATAACTGGGTTGATTTTAATGCTACGATAGGACCTCAAGGTGCACCAGGTCTTGATTTCACTAATGCAGTGCATTTTAATAATCTAACGGCAAATACTAGTCCAGGGATAGTTGTTCCTCTGGGTCAGGTATTTGCAACGACTGAGGCAAATGTTGCTGCTAGTTTAAGTAATGTAAATATTCGTACCATCTCTGGAGGAGCCAATCAAGTTAATTCAAATCTTGCAGTTAATTCTCTAGTGGTATCGCAAAATAGCAATGTTATTACTCTCACGTCCCAGGGTGTGCCTTATACATGGCATATGGAAGGAAGCAATGGTGCAGTTAGTTATCTAAAAAATGCCACCAGTGATACGCCGTTTTATGGATGGGGAGAAACTAGTGTATGGACAGTTAAACCCGGACAGATGGTAGTGAAAGGTCAAGCTGTAAGGTTAGATAGTTCTGGTTCTAGCAATGTGGTAATTACGCCAATGGTATACACAACATTAACAGGTGCAACACCTTATAATACACCGATGAATATGTTTGGTGTGGCATTGGAAAATGCTAGTGGAGGGCAGGCTTGTCGTGTTTGCACCCGTGGAATAACAACAGTGCTTTGTACTAGTAATACAACAACTGATTTCACAGCAACCAATAGTGTTGCTAGTGTTGGATTAGATGGATTGGTGGGTAGAGATGGAGGTATATTTTGTAATACTTTGCCACCAGCTACAATAAATTATTTCACTCGTGCAGGGTATTTTCTAGAAGCTGGTCCAATCGTTGCTAGTAATGGCGGGTATGCATTGTTTAATGTTGAACCACGTGTAGAATATATTTAATCCAGAAGGATATCTTGTACCTTTAAGTAACAGCATAGGCTGTGTCTGTCGGTAGGGTATTTGATTTTTTTGTATTTTTTAGGTATTTTCTATAAAAAATTGAGTTCTTGTAAGCTATTAATATAAATTATTTACCTGGATTTCATTGAATATCCTTTTTAGCGTAGTACAAATAATACAACAGAACAAAGACAAATGGAACTTTATCAACAATTGAAAAAAGTTACATTTCAACCTGTTCAGTTTTCGGAAAAGGAAATCTCTGCGTTCATCTATGTTTCATGCAGGAGTATAATTTCTGTATCAACTGATACTTCTAAATCGGATAGCCCTTTATGGGTTAATCTATTAGTGTTGACTAATTTTACGAAACTATATATCAATTATTGGAATCGTGCTATTCATATAGATACACCTTTGGCCCTAGAACAACGTTCCATGCTTTATAATATTCTACTCAAGATTACAAATTACTTTAATTTTGCAATTCGTCATAATTGCATTCTAAGTCAATGGGTTGATTTGCGACAATTATTAAAGGCAACAACAACTAACAAAAAGGAAAATCTATTTCTAGCAACTTATCCACATCATGAATATGATATTCTAGAAATAGAAAAGATTGGTTTGGAACAGTCTAAAATTGAAATAATGCACGATATACTCGATGAAACACAAATTAAAGATTTAATTATCTTCAGCAAATTGATGGCTTTTCAATTGCATGGGATTCGTATCCTTTAGTTTTTAAGCTTGTTAATTAGGAAAAAAGCATCCTATTTTTTTACTTTTTTTTAGATTATTCCAGATTATTCTAGATTAGATTATTCTAGATATGGTTGTTTTATTGACATGCTGGAGAGTTGCAACTCATTGTCGCAGGGCACCATGTGCCAGATGGTTCACATTGTTTCCAATAACCGGAATATGCGGGATAATATCCATATGGACGCCAATTTCCCCACCAATGCATCCAAGGTCGCCGCCAAGCCCAGCGGGTTCCATGTGGTCCACCCCACCACCAACGTCGAGGATAAAAGCCTTCAATCTGGGATGCAGATTTAGATGTTGTTTCTAGGTTGGTATAAATAGTATATATAAACATACCTAGTAGTAGAGTTAAAAGAATAAACCCAAATAACATTGATACATTCATTTTATAGTATTCAGAATATTCAATATTAGTGATTTACTATATGTATCTTATATATAGGCAAGAAAAAATAAAAAGTTATTACTGAGATTAAGCCCATTTTCCGTCGATGGAATCATAGGGAAACAATTTCTCAACATTTAATTGTAAGATTTTCATACTTATGTACCAATGGGCGTCCCAAGGTAGAACTTGTAGGAAGATTGGTACATCTACATCGTTTTCCTTAGGATATTTTTTTTTGAATTCTGATAGAAATTCCGTCATAGATGGTAGTTTAAATCCTTGATTAAAAACCAAGTCAACAATCATCCGAATTAGATTTATTAGGCGTCCTTTCAACAGCGGAGAACCTTTGTACTTTACTTCCATATTTTCGTATGATTTTAGCACCTCTTTGAAGTTTACTAGTTTCTCATTATATTCAGCAATACCCAAAGTTTTCAAATAAACTGAAATTTCATGTTGTACGCTGCGTAGAACCATATGGCGCAATAAACCTTGTTTGCTGAGTAGATTGGGGTAAGTCTGCCAAAGATAATCCTGGATGGTATCTTCATAGTCAGTTAACTGGATAAACATATAGATGGTTGCTTCCAAAGATTCCATCTTATTTATCTTCATTGCGTGTTCTAGTTCTAGGACACCAAACTTTAGCAGTTCAATAATCTCACAAGGTTTGCAGGCATGAACTACTTCATCATAGGCTTCAAAATGATTCAATAGATCACGGCGAACTTGCTTTACAAACTGGAAGAACAGCAAACTACCATGGCAAAGCAATCGCACAATGATATAATCAATATCATGTCCGTCTGCAAGTAGTTTCTTTAGAATATTTATAGCCTTGAAGATTTCTTTAGTATCTCCAGAGGATAGTAATTTACCACAATTGTCAACAGTGATATCATAGAAGATTTTCAATGCCATCTGCACCTTCTCTGAATCATGTTCTTTAGGATTGCGGAGGATAGATAGAAGGGCATTATGCCTTGCTGCATCTTCTGCGTGTTGTTTAGTTTCTTCTTCTTCCTTTTTTGCAAGGAACTCACGAACCTTCCTAGATTGCTTTCGAGCTACAGTTGCAGACATAACTTCAGAAACTCGCAAATTCAAAACAAATGTTTGAAAAGTATTGACACTTGAAAAATAATTTATTTTAATGAAGTATAAAAATCAATTTTTAGTAATTTTTGCTATTCTTTTCTAATTTTTATTATTTGCTATTAATAGATTATACTATATTACAAGTGTTTCAAACTTTGTTAAAAATGAATCAACCCAATCTAGGTAAATATGCTAGTGTTTGCGACCTACCTTATACTACTCAGAAAATTAACTATCATCGTGGATATGGTAATATTGTGATTCACGAAGTAAAAGGTGATAATTCCGTAAGCACGGGAATCACCAAATACAACCGTATAGACCCTCTACAAATGCCTTTTGGCGAACATGGCCCTAAACCAGCAAATGGTTATCAAATGCCAAATTCTGAAACAACTATTGCATGGGCTGATAAGCGCTTCTGGGAATGAAGTTTTTGTGAATGATTTTTTATATTTTTTTTGTTAATAGATTATAGTAAATAAAATACTGGATACTAATATGACTAAAAGAAGCCGTACTAATATTCAAGTATCCGAAAACCATAGTCATAAACGGATAAGGCAATATGGTGGTTCTGCAACTGCAGCACCTACTGTAACTACAACTACAGAAAAAAAGGAAACTGCTACAACTAAACAAATTTTTAAGGGTGATGCTATGGAAAAGTTAAATGAATTATTAGATTTGTATTTGGATAATGCCAGAAATCAGGATGGCTCCTATAAATTCAAATTTAAGAACACAACTATTTCAGAAATACAAGCAAAATTAGAGCCTAGTATTAAAACATTACAAGATGCTATTGTAACTTTAGTTACAAAACTAAATAGCCATGGTATTGCTGATATATTGAAGTTTAATTTAGATAGTAATCTAACTTTACTACGAGGAAACCTACAACCGATAAATTTACAATTAGAATATCTTAATACCAAGGACATAATAAAAAAAATTGCAAATGAGGTTTTTCAAGGGAGAAGTACAAATCCCTTATTAGAAAATTTAACTATTTCTTTCGAAAAAAGTGATATATTTCGAACTCAAGTAAAAGCCCTTTTTGGGGAGAATGCAAATAATATACCTATTGATTTGCTTGGATTAAAACCTGAAGCAATCACTTCTGGATGGACCCAAATTACAAATCATGGAACTAGTGCAGCTTCTCATGTATCTAGTAACCAAAATATTTTAGGTCGTGCAGAAAACATAGATATTTTAGCAAATGGGAATGTAGAACAAATAAATGTATATTTTGAAGAATGTGAAAAATTACAAGTATACTACAATAAAAAGCACAATGAAATTATAGAATTATATGACATTTTAAGAGGTATAATAACAATTAAACTTACTTTAATCAATTTAATATTGGAGATAGTGCGAATTCTTCAAATTAATATAACTAGACGTGGAACAGAAACAACTACTACTATTTATGAACCTGATGTAGAAATTTATGAAGAAGACAACACAAATGATGGTGAACCTATACCCAGAATTAGACCTAAGATTTTTGTACAAAAACCAGATTTGGAAGACATGAAAGATAAATTAGAACAACAAAAAACGCTTCTAGAGGCAGCAAGAACATTGTTGCCTCCTGTAACCAGAACAGAAAGTCAAGCAGGTGGTTCCGCTGCTGCCGCAGCCGCAGCTGGCCCTAGTGCACGGCAACAAATGAAAATATCCGATTTATCTGGCGATCAGAATGACGAGATTACAATTACTAATTTAGATCCAAATAAGATAAAACCAGGTCAAAATATAATGATAACCATTCCTGGTAATCAACAAGCATTACTGGCTAGATTTATTGATCTTGATGCTTCAAACTCAAATGTATTCAAATTCAAGTTAATACAAGGACAGGAAGTTTTTACTAATATACAGCAAGTGTTTAATCGTGCAACATTAGAAGACCAGAAAATATATATTGATTTCATTGATTATGTAATACCTGATGTCGAGACAATGCAAGTAATTACTGCTTTAAAACAAATTTCGATTGTTGAAAAAACTTTATTAAGCCGGCAAGCAAGTCGTATGATATCAAAAGAAGAATTAACAACAATAAACAGGTATACAAATATTAGCACTTATCAAACCCAAGCTTCTGAAGCTGGATTACAACGAGTGCCAGTTGAATTCACACAAGATAATTCTGCAAATGAAACTGACACAAAACGACAACATATTGAAAGAGTTATATTAAATTGTTATGACTTGCAAAATTTATATCTAATTAAGCATTTGGAATTCATAAATTTATTTAAGATGATTCTATATTTTTCAGATATGTATATGGTTAATATATCGATATTCAATTACATAATCTTATTATTCCAAACTGACAAATTGGCTTATAAATATATTGATGAAGAAATAAGAATACTAGGTAAGAAAATACCTATATCAAGTCCACGTAGAGAACCTGAAGTTGAACCATATCAAACTACAGTTAATTTGCCACGTGTTTTAATAGAGAATTTACCGGCGGTACTAAAAGATCAAGCAAAGGCAATTGGTAGTTTAACACCTACACAAACACATCAAACAAATACACCTACACAAGCCGGTGGTTCCGCAGAAGCGGCAAATCCTATGCAACAGGGGCAATCTCTAGAAAGTATATTTCAAGAAAAAATAACACATTTGATTGATAATATTACTTATAATTATGCAAATTTGCATGAATTGGAAAATAAAATTAGTAAGCAATTACTTGATAGATATGATGCAAATTTATTCAAAGCTTGGTTACTAGTTCGTATTGAAAGATTAAACCGACTACTTGCCAAACCCGAAACTAAGGGCGACCTTAAACCAAAGATAGAAAAAATGATAGAAGAATATACAAAAATTGTAGAATCAGCGGAATCTGATTCGCTAGATATATCAGCTTATATAAATAAGTATTCTGAATTAATTAGTTCAGATTATATTTTAGGTAAGATTAAGGATGAGATAAATCTATTACCTGAAACTGCTGTAAGCCAACAAGGTAACGAAAATACAAAAAAACCAGCAACAAGATTATTAGATAAATTAAAAGAGCTAGAGGTTTGCTCTTTAGGGAACAAGGCAGCATGTGAATCTAATTATGAAGATTCAAAACAATTACTAAAATCTAGATTATTTAATATGGGAATACAAAAAAATATAGATGAAATAATTACACTAAATGGAGATATAGATAAATTTGCTGTAAATCAAATCGCACTTTACTTATTGAATAATGTGAAATTCGAAGATATGCTAGAAAAAGTCCAAAATGAAATTGCTGAAAGTCAACGCAAAACTAATATTATTTTAATAATTGATAATATAAACAGAAAAATAGCAGAAGAGCAAGCTAGACGTGAAGCTGAAGCTGCTGAACGAGCTAAACGTTTAGCAGAAGAGCAAGCTAGACGTGAAGCTGAAGCTGCTGAACGAGCTAAACGTTTAGCAGAAGAGCAAGCTAGACGTGAAGCCGAAGCTGCTAGAGCTATAGAAGAACCTCTTATAAATGCAAGAACCATTCTAAAACAACAAATTAAACCATTAGCATCTATAAAATCAGAACTTTTTGATTATAACGGCAATGTAAAACAAGATTATTCAAAATCTTGGACTGAACTTTTAAATAAATATAGTTTAGAAGGAAAATCTAACGCCAAAACAGAAATTAGTGAATTATTGAATAAATGCGTTGAATTGGAAAACATAGACACAGATTCAATTGAATTAGATGATTTAAATTATAATAAGATTATGCAGATTGCAACTGTCTTGGAAAAATATCCAAATTTATATGTAATAATAAGAAAACAAATTTTAATTCAACCTTGTAGGGTTGTAGTAAAGATTCGTTCTGATAATGAAGAAGATACCACACAAACTGGCGGATATAGAATGTCTAATGTAATTAGTGTGAATAAAGATAAAAATCTAATAGAATTAGGTGATTATTGTAAAAACCCTGAAATAGGTATTTCTTCAGATAGCAATATGCAAAAATATGGACCTTTTAATGCAGTTTATTTACCTCATCATAGCCAAGAATATGTTTATAAACAATTGTTTGGTGCAACCAAACTTGATAAAACCGAAAGCAAATATACAGAGAAAGTTGAAATTACACAAGATTTAATGAATGAATTAAGTGATAATAAAAATGTAGTTATATTTGGATTTGGATTTTCTGGTTCGGGTAAAACATATACATTAATAGAAGGTTCTTTGAAAGAGGAAGACAAAGAGGATACTAAGAAAAAATCATTATTAGAATTATTTATATTAGATAATATTGAAAAAATAAAGTCTGTTGAGTTTCTGGAATTATATCCTAAAGAAAAAGTTAAATATCCAGTTAAATATTCAAATGATGAAGTCAAACCAGATGTCTATAACACAATAGAAAAACTTGATGGAGCTGATGCCAATACATTTGTTGGTACTCTAAAGACCAGATTACAACAAATAGAACAACATCGATATAAAAATCTAACAATTTGTGCAACACCTAATAATGATAATAGTAGTCGTAGTTTTCTAATGATTAAATTGTTATTAGAAGGAGGAAATAGTTTGGTATTTTTTGATATGCCCGGGACAGAAAATACAGTTCGTATTAGAACCCAATTTTTAGGTAATCAGTTTTATACAAAGACAGAAAAAAGCACAGCTCTTACCGATAGTAGAACAAATATTTGTTCTTCAAGTTCATGTGAAGCTTCTTTATTAAAACTTGCTAATAGTTTTTTAAAATCAAATTCTGAAGATAAAGACAAACAATACAAACTAGTAGTACTTAAATTAAATGAAACTGAAACTGAAACTGAAGAAAAAAGGAAAGATAAAATAAATAATTATTATACTGCTTTTAGAGTAACTAATACCAATCCTGCATATGATAAAGCACCAATCGAACGTGTCTTTAAATATTCAATTACAACTGCTACAAACTTGGCAGGTTTTTTGCAAGCCGATCCTGCACCCATAGCAAAATATATAATTAATATTTCAGAAGCAATAACTCTTTTTTTTAATGGTCGACATGAAAAAACCTTCAAAGATTTTCTTTTAAATAATGCAGGTACTACCGAAGATATTCCAATTTTATTATTAAAAAAAGACAAAATATTAGCTATTGTAAAAACATTTTTAAGAAACTTCATTTATAAAAAAAAAGCTGATGGCAAAAATTATGAATATTTTTCATTAGAGAAATCTGCAGGTCAACAAGATTTGAATGACGAAGATAAAAATAATATTAATAAAATATTTAGTTTAGAAATATCTGATGATAAGAAAAAAGAAGGGATACGGTTAAATAATTTTAATTATGGTAATTTGCCATTTTATGTTTTGGAACCTGAATCAGAAATAAAATTTACAAAAATAAAAATAACAACTACACCACAATTACAAAAACAAGCAACACAAAGACGTCAACAACAAACACAAGTTCAATATAAATTATTTAAAGATATATACTTTCAGCCAAAATTTATAATGATTAAATATTTTATGATGTTATTGTGCTTTGTTTTATCAAATACAGAAGGTAGATTAGGAACATTGGGTACACAATATCGTGGTTTATCAATGGTTTTAATATTTATATATAAATTTGTAAATTTCATTGTAGAACAAGGTGAATCTATTATGACAACACTAGAACATTTAAAGTATTATTTTCTTTTTAATATGAATAAGATTGAAGATTATAATGAGCGGACATTTGATGGTAAAACTAGAGCTTTTAAATGTGAAACAACAACACAATCATTGAAATCAAACAACTGTGGTAATTTATTATATCTAGGTGATAAAGCTGCAAGATATACTTATAATACTGTAATTGGTGAAAGTACACTTGCCGAAACAGTAGTTATGGGTGGTATGGTTGACTATAAATTAATGAGCCTATTGCAAGAATTGAATGGTCGCGGAAATATAGAAAATTTGGTTCCAAAATCATCAACAAATGGAACCTATAATTATCTAGATTTAGGTCCCTCTACAAAAAAAGCATTGTTTGTTATGTTTGCTAATATGAAGGCACATGTAAGTAAGGAGGATGCTATCAAAACATATAACTCTACAGATAATAAACTATTAGAAAACATTAAATTAATATGTAATGCAGAAGTAGATACTCTAGATTTTGCACAATCTGTTTCAGCTGCTGCTGCATTAGCAAGCATTGGTAAACCTGTTATTGGTGCTGCAGCAGCAGTAGCTTCTACAGGAGGCGCAATTAAAAATACTATTGCGAATACAAGAATTAGAGGCAAGAAATATTTGACATCTAGAATGAAAAAACATACATTAAAACGTCTAGACAAATCTAGGCCAAATTCTATCTACTCTAGAAAATCTAGAAAATACAAATCCTAGATTATCTTTTAATATTCTAAATAAAATATTAGATATATCTAGAATAAATAGCATATTATTTTGAATAATGCCACATAAAGTTGCTAAAGCAACCCTAGCAAGGAAAGCAAAAATTAAATCCAAGCCTAAGCTAAAACGCACAAGAACTTCTAGCAAACTTGTTGTAACTAATAATGCAAATCGTCTAGCAAACCTTCTTAATACAATTTCTAATAATCGTAGCATAATGACTAAGTCTGAAATAAATCTACCTGCTAGACTAATGCAAAATGGAAATAAGTTATCTAAACCTCTAGAATATTCCAAATCAATCTCTAGCACTTTTACAAGTTCTATCCATAATGGTGAGGTTCATGCTGCAGGTAAAGAAGTAATCAATGATTCAACTAAACCATTTATCCAACTTACAGAATTACATAATGGCCAAATTGAACATTACATGATACCTAGACAGCCAACTAGCATTACAAGGCTTAACATTCGTACAAGCCCTAGCAAGACTGTCACAACGAAGACTAAAAAGACTAAGAAAACCAAGAAGACTAGCAAATCATAGATATAGCAAATCTATCAAAATTTTATTTTATTATTTTTTATTATTTTTAAAAATTCATAATTCTAGAATGCGGATAATTATTTTCCAGAAATATAATCTAGAAATATAATAAAATAAAATACTTTTTATCTAAGTGTAATATAGATTATTACGTTGTCTAGAAACTTATTTTACCAAAATGCAAAATACTACCAAAACAGTTCTTATTGTTCTAGGTCTACTAGGTGTTCTAGCTCTTGGCTACATAGTTTTTTCTAAGAATGCTAGCCCTACAACAACTGCCTCTGGTCGCATGATGATGGCATCTGCAAACTCAGGTATGCTACCCCCTATCAAAGCAGGTATTGAAACCTTCGATAGCCAAGCCCCTTCCGATCAAGTCAGTGTATCTTCTGGAATGCAACCCAATGCCATGCCCACCCAAGCCTATAATGTAGATGCTAGTGAAAGTATTCGTATGGTAGAACAACCTCAAGGTCTACAGCAACCCAACCCCGTTGCTTTAAATCAACTTCCCTCTGAATGTTATCCTAAAGATGTCCTATCTAGCGCAGACCTTCTACCCCGTGATGCTAACTCCCTATGGGCCCAAGTAAATCCTTCCGGTCAAGGTTCTCTAGCAGACCAAAACTTCCTAACTGCTGGATTCCATATTGGTATTAACACCGTCGGCCAGACTCTTCGTAATGCTAATCGTCAACTCCGCAGTGAACCTCTTAATCCCCAGGTTAAGGTTTCTCCCTGGATGCAAACTACAATTGAGCCTGATATTAACCGGCGGCCACTCGAAATCCAGGGCGACCTTTAAGTCGCCCTTCATCAGGCCTCGGATTCTTACAAATCCTCGGAAATCCAAGGAGACCTTTAAATATATACTTTCATCAGCACTAAAATGCTTTCACATGCTCATAAATTAAAGGTTATTTATTATAAGTTTTCTATTTTTCTCTAATACATTTTCCTATCAATATAGTTTGAGTATAACAAATAAATCGCTTATTATATTAGAAAGATACATTAGAAAGACGCATCAGAACAACGAATTGATACGTTGACATAATGACTTTAAAATATAGAAAATCTTCTAGCAGCAAGTCTAGAGTTTATTCCCTAGCCAGGAAAGTGGAACATATTAAATACAAAAAACAAGCAAAGCGCGAAAGAATTATTGGTCCTAAAGAATATCGCCAACACCTCCTAGAAACACGACTACAAGAACAAGAACCAGAACCCAAGAGTAGAATAACACGGAAATCTTCCAAAGCAGATATCATAAAAGCCAAAACTCTAATTAAATCTCTAGGATTAGATACAGTATCTAGAGAATCCATTCCCCAGGAACCAACTATTCTAGATAAGGAAAAATATCTAAAACCTATTATTAAAATGGGTGAACTAGAAATACCTGAAATGGAAGTTGATTTATCTAATACTGAGAAACCAATAGTATCATTCCCAAAACTTAACTCAGGTATCAAGCCAGATATTAAGCCTGCATCAGAATCCTATATAATAGCTATACCTAGTTATAATCGCCCTGATTTAATACAAGTCAAAACCCTAGCACTATTACATCGGCACAGCATTCCTGCAAATAAGATAAATATATTTGTCGCTAATCAAGAGCAATATGATTTATACAAAGCCAAAGTCCCTACTTGGTTATATGGTAAACTAGTGATTGGTGTAATTGGACTACGAAATCAACGGAATTTCATAATGAATTATTACCCGGAAGGTACACACTTAGTCCAAATGGATGATGACCTAGATAAAATAATGGAATTGATTATCCAACCCCATAGTATCAGGTATAGTGCTGCTAGCAGGATTTCAAATCGGGTTTCAAGGAAATCTAGCAAATCTGCTAGACAGATGCGACAAATTGCCGATTTAGATGGATTTATTACTAGGGCTTTTGAAATTTGTAAGGAAAAAGGTATATTTCTATGGGGTGTTTATCCTTTGGCCAATGCTCGATTTATGTCGCCCAAGATGACAACTGATTTGCGCTTTATTGTTGGTCCATTTTGGGGCACTATTAATCGTCATCGGCCAGACTTGCGTATCACCATAGATGAAAAAGAAAACGCAGAACGTACTCTCCAACACTATACTATTGATGGTGCCGTTTTGCGATTCAACAATGTAGGTATTGAAACCCGTTATTATAAGAATAAAGGTGGCATGCAAGACGAAGGCAAAGACCGCAAAGACGAAGCACTAAAATCAGTATACTACCTACATAACAAATATCCTAAATTAACCAAGATTTACCTAGGCAAGAAATCAGGTGTACCAGAAATTCGAATGCTTACACATTCTGCTTAATCTGAAATTTGGATAAAATAAATATTATGAAAAAAAAATTGAAATATATTTTTATAATTCTAGAATGTTTATTTATTACACGACACTAGTGTATTTGCATTTTCAAGGGATATGAGAACATTTATTCCTTCCGGCTTTCCAAACCCCTATTCGTATCTTCCGCCACAGGATGATATTATTGCTAGGTTGGCAGCAATTGTTAGCTCTCCACTAACAATTCCTCCAAGTACAACTCCCACCCTATCATACCAAGAGGAGATTAAGCTTCTAGAGTCCGCGCTATCTGTTTTGACGCACACCAAGATTCCACCAGGCGCTATCACTCTAGACCCTGGTCAGAATGATAATTTGGTGGCAACCGGATTTCACGAAAACTATTAGGATTCCATCTGGATTAGATATTTGGCATTTTTTTATTAATATTCACATAAAATTGATTTTGTTTTTATTTTATTTCAAATAAATTATTTTATATTTGCAACTAGCAAATATGACTGATATGCCCCATGTATATGATGGTTGTGGTGAATACGGAGAATTGGATGAATGGTTTTCTGCTAGCATACCTTGTACCGAAAATCCTCCTCCTAAGTCTAAAACCTCCATTGAGCCTCTAATAAGCCAACTATCTTTACCTAGTTATTACGATAAAAATATTATCGAAAATCAAAAGGTACAAAAGCCACTAGATGTTCCAGAAGTCTTTAAGGTTTCTAAAGACAACATTGTTTTGGAGAAGTGCAAAATGAATGAAGATAATATACAAGCACAGCAAAAACAACCACAACAGAAACCGAAACTTAAAAATCACTTAACTACTAAAAAGCACATGACACCTGAAGAACATAAACGTGAGATTGCACGTATTCATGCCAAAAAAACCCGTGAACGCAGAAAATTAAAGTTTCAAGCATCTATTGAATATTCTAAATCTTTGCAAAAACAAAATGAAAAATTGAAACAACAAATTTCCTTTCTTAAGGAGAAACTAAATGAATTGCTCTTGCTTTATCGGCAAAAGCATTGCATGTAAAAATAGTGAAAGCTTATTTTTTATCAAAAATTGATACTTTTATTCTTGGTTTATAAAAATTATTTTTTTGCAATTAGGTTGCAATTTGGCTGCAATTAGTCTTCTAGCTAGAATGGCACTTAATGATGCTGATGCAGAAACTCTATTCTGGCTGGAACAGATTCTAGCAGGCAAAGTTGACGGGACAATGTCTGCAACTATCTTGGCGAACTTGCATAAGCCAGAAATCCAATCAGCAGCAAAGGTTTTGTTCGGCCAGACTCCAACATCGATTGGAGAACTTGCCAAGAACATTGGCATATACCTTTTGCCACACCAAGAAGTGCAGGTGCAGAACACACCTTCACCTAATCCCCAGACTCAATTTGGCTTCTCCACCGAGCTAGCGGATGATGAACTCCTTGATATGCTAGAAGGAATTCCAGATTCTGTGTGGCAAAGTCTTTCATCCTTCTGAAATACTACCACCACCACAAAATAATTTTTTTTATTTTTTGTTTTTTACTTTCACTTATGTGATTGACTCATTGTTGTCGACCAAATTGCCCGTTGTTTAACAATGTCTTTATCCAAACAATACCATTTGCCCCGCTCTTGCAAAGTTCGCCATTGTTGGTCCAAAGCCCATGGTTCATAATTATCCTCATTTAGCCTGTCCGGTTGCAAATTGCGATTACATTTATCAAATAATTTCAATATTTCATCCACATACGATGCCTTGACTAGATAGGCTGATGCCGTAGTTGCAGACTTCAATCTTTGCAAGGCTAGTGGAACACGTTCTCCTTGCGGATTGTATATTTCTAGTGATTGGCGTTCTGGAGTATCAGCAGGATGAATTACTTTCCAAGCAGTTGCTAGCATTAAAACATTCCAATCCGGGTCTATGGTATCTAGCTTCTCTATTGCTTGTGCTAGAATCTTGTTGAATTGTTCTGGTTCTTCTGTTAGTTCAGCATCATCCTCTAGAATAAGAACCCGCGACCACCGTGGTTGATTCAATTTTACCATGTTTAATGCTAGAATATGGGACTGGATACAGCCTTTATGACCGTTTTTAGGCATATATATGCCAGATACTTTATGGACTTTTGACATATTAGTATCTAGCGCGGCTAATTCTTTCAAGAGTAAATCTTTCCTATCACCACGATTCTCTAGGTTGATGTAAATAATGGCATCTAGTTGGTTAATACCAAGGGATTCCGTAAAGAATCCCTCCCAACTTTTGCGGGCAATTAAGATTGCTAGAATGAGAGTTAAGATGAAGAATATAATATATTCTAGATTTGTGGATATGTAGTTTAGTAATGATGTAAAAGATAGTTTCATTTTTTAGTGTTTTTAGTAATTTCTATTATATATGAATAAATTTCTAAGTATTTTTTAGAATATTCTAGAAAGAAATTATTTTAGTTGAAATGGTAGCAAGAAGATATGTTAGAAAAAATAAACAAAATGGAGGTTCTAATCGTGCTTCAAAAGCATTCAAAACAAAATCTCCAGGCTTAATGGCTAAAAGTTGGCATTATACAAAAAAAGGATTAGGGCACGCATTTAGAACACCTGCATATCTTGTTAGAGGTACATCTACAGCTTTAGGTGGATTAGTTGGATTAGGAACAACACGCTTAGGCGCTGCAGCAATTCGTGGAATACAATTGAGGACCGCAAAAAGAGCACAAAAAAGGGAGCAACGAAAAATTGATGCTTTACTTGGATTGAAAATAGCACCAACATCAGGGTGGGGTAAATTTAAAAAGTATACAGGTATCAGATCAACAGAAATGTCTGATGAACTAAAACAAGCAAAAAAAGCAGATGAAATAGATGCATTAGAGAAAAAAGTACAATCTTTACAAGCAACTGGTACAAGTGGCAAAGAATATTTAAAAGCAAAAGACAAATTAGATAAATTAAAAATAGGATACACTCCTACAACATTAACCCGTGCAGAAGGTCAATCATATGTTAATGCATTGCGACAATTAAAATTAGGCTCAATAAAACAAAATAACAGATACCTATATAATATCAGACAGCGTAAATTAACAGCAAGGCAAGCCAGAGTAGCTGATGCTAATATTCAATATAAAAAATCTAAAAAGGCTGTTGGAGATATATTATCAGATACAGGGCAAATGACTAAAAAAGCATTAGTTGATGTAAGTAAAATGTCAAAGAAAAAAATTGCGGCATTATATACTTTGGCTGCTTTAGGTGCTCCTGGTGCAACGCCTGTTGCATTAATTGCTATGCCAATATATGATATAGTAAAAACAATGGGTAAAGATGTTCCTGCTATAGCAAAATTGGGTCAAAGAGCTAAAAATTTTGTAGGTAGTAGAGGCACCTTAATGGATGAAATTCAAAAACGCGATGAAGACCAACAAAAAGTAAAAGCAAAATATGATTCACAACAATATGAACTTACCAAAAAAATAAGTAATATTGATGATACTTTGCTTAGTAGCGATGAGAAAAAGAAATTGCAAACCAATATAAAAACTATAAACGAACAAATAAGTAAAATAAATAAATTAAAAATAGAAATTGAAAAAGAACCAAATAATGCAAGTAGAAAAGAAAAGGAACAAAAAATGATTGAAGAACAGAAAAAATTAAAACAGATTAAAGATACACATAATTTGTTTATACAACAACAATATACCCGTGCCAAAACACAATTATCACCATTGCAAAAACAACAATTGGAATCTGTTTTAGATACATCTGTTAGTATGGTTAGAATGTTAGATTTACAAAGTGATATACAGAGTCGTCAACGTGATATTAAGCGTTCTCTTTTACAAAAACAAAGAGAAGACAGCGATTTAATAAAGTCCTCACTAGACCCATCATCACCAATTGCAGTAGAATTAAAAGGCAAGACTAAAAGTTTTAATGCAAAAGATATAGATACTATTGATATGGCTGAATTAAAGAAGGCATATGAAGAAGCAAAGTTAAAATCTTATGATGATTCTTCATTTAAATTACCTGCAAAATATTTTGAGGCATTAATAAATCTAAAAATTATTAAGAGCACTTTCAAAGAGCTTGAATTACCACCACAAGCAGCAACTTCATAATCGACATAGGCATAAATATAAAAAAACTTTTTAGTTATTTTTAGTTAATAAATAGTCTAAATACAATGTGCCATCAACATCTCAGTATTTCTACCGAATTTATCTTTGCGTTTCAAGCGACATTTGTCGCATCGGAATTCTGAATGTGGTGTGCTTTCATGACAATATAGTTCTAGCAAGCAGCTAGTGTGCATCGTCCGCCGACAACATTTTGTGGTACACACCAATTCGTCGGCATCGATAACCACATTGCATCTAGCACAAGGTTCTTTATCTGCTTCCCCTGCATCATCAGAATCACCACTGCCTTTCCATATCTTAATATGGTAATCTAGTTTTACTCTTGGTGAAATAAACTTATCAAACACCATTACATGTTGTTCTTTTTTTTCTTGTTTTCCGCAACTCATAAACTTATTTCTAGCGGCTAGAATAATTTCAACACATTCTTCAATTTCTACATAGGACATGAAGACTACTACACCGTTTCGAATATTATTTACTATTTCGAAAAGGGAAATAGAGTTATCAACATTTGTGTCACGATAATCACGGCTTTTACTTTTATCACTGGAATCTGCTTCTTGCAAATCTTGCATATAATTAGTATAAGCATCTAGAACAGAATAAACATTGCCATCATAAGTCAGATAGTCATGTTGGTATTTCATCTCCGTCTGTGGAATACCAATTCCACATGTGGTGGTTGAATAGGTTTGGTCTATGAAGAAAACAATTTTTTGCACTTCAGGAATAAAAGCATTGCAAAAATGTAATATGATTTTTCCCAAACTAGCAATAGCATTGGCACTAGCACCTGTATCAAGTACCAGATTTGATTCTATTTGAATATTGAAATATTGTTCCATATTACCTGCAATATCCTTTGCTAGAATATAGAAATCTGCTTGCTTAATAGCTACACGAAATTCATTCTCAATAGGAAACAGCTCTAGCCGTTCTGAATACTCAGGTAAAAATTCCGGATTAGCCATAGCGCTAGAAATCCAATCTTTAGTAATATGATATTTATCACTAGGATATACTTCGCCAATCCGCTTATGAAATTTATCAGTGATATCCTTCTTTCGAATTTCATATTTTGGATAATCACCAATCAATATACCCCGATGTGTGAAAATATATCTTTTCAAAGTGTCTAGCAACCATTCTCTAGTTGGACTGATACTAGGCACTGGTGTTGGTACACGTGTTGGAACTGGAGTATGGATCGGCGTGTGGACTGGGGTATTGGGTCTAGTTCTCATTACGCTAGGCATAATAGGTTGTTTAACAGGTGAAGGTGGGCGTTGAATTAATCCTGGTGTTGAATAGCCTGGCAAAGTCATTGGATACATCATACCCGGATGTGCAACTGGCATATTAGAATATACCATCGGGGCAGCTTGGTACATAGATTCTACCCGGGTCTGATATGTGGGGCTAGGGCAGCGATATGCTGATGTTGAGTAAGGGAATGAAGCAGCCATGACTGTTTTGAAAAAATAATTGAAGATATAGAACATACGATATCAATTTTTTTGGATAACCAGATGTTTCGGTTATTTTCTGGAGAAGCTATGCTAGGATTATTTCTAGCAATATGATAGAAAAGACATTAGAATAAGGGTTTAATAAATGCCTTTGCGAGGACAACCCCATATACCTCATGCACCTAATGCACCTAAGGGATTTGTAGTAGAAAGCAGTACAACATTTGGCGACAAAACAACACAAATATTCAGAGAAAACACATCTGGTAAACAAAAAAGTTTACAAATTGGAACTAGTCTTCATCCAGAAGGAGGAGTAATAAAAACACAAGTAAAACAATCTAACAAGCGGCATTCAGAAATTATGTCTCATTTACCGGCAGATGCCAGAGTAAGAAGATTATTTGCAGTGTCTCAAACCCACACGACATTTAATTCAAAAGGTAATCCATTAACTAAAAGAGCTCCATCTGGTAATAATTCATCTATGCCTCATACAAGAGAACAAGTAAACACCGGTGGAACAGGTAAATCAGTAAGAAACATAGCTAAAGGATTTAAAAACAAAACACGAACACGACAAACACAAGTAGCTAATGGAAGTTCAAGACCTGCAAATGCTATTGAAACAGCAACTGTAAGAACAGCAAATTCAACACCTAATCAAGCACAAAGGTCATCTGCTGTGGTAGCTAATATTGCAACAGAAGTTGAGGGTGTGCTTGCGGCAACTGGTACTATAAAAAGTGTTCCCTCTCCTAATCCAAAAGCAATGCAAACCGCAGTTCAAAGTGAAGTAAGTCATTTAACTAACACAGCTGTCTTAACAAAGGCAAATACATCATCTGTATTACCATCTAGAGAACAAACATTAGCTAGTGCACAGGAGTTGGCAAATCTCGCCGGAAGGCATAATTTAGAAGTTGCTGTTCCACTAACAAAATCTTCTAGTTCTAAAGCAAAAGCTAAAGCAAAAGCTAAAGAAGAAGGTAATGCAACTACTATTAATGCAAATTTTGCAAAACAACTTGAAGAGGCTAAGGTAAAAAAAAAAGCAAAACCTAAACCCTTACCAGTTGAAAGTGAAGATCCTTATATGACTTTAGCAAATGTAAGAAGAGGTCTTCCAACAGGAACAGATTTATCTAGTAATATACCTACAGTAAGGGCAAAAGAAGGTTTATCTCCTGCACCTAAACTAATGAACAAAAAATTTATAAAATCTTTGGGAACATTAAAACAGGAATCATCATCAGATGAAAGCCCGCCAAGAAAAGTAAACACTTCCACTGCCAATTCACCTAGAACAAGATCTTCTGCAACTGCAACATCTACATCTGCAACTACTGGAACAGCTATATCAAGTGTACAGGGTATCAATTTATCTAGAACAAAACCTGCTACACCTAGACTAGAAGTTGCAGGTAATGCATCTAGAGTATCATCTGTAGAAGCAGCGGCTACCACAACTAGAGCAGACGCAGAGGCTACTGCACTTAGAACAACATCAGAGGAACCTACAGCACCTAAAATACCATCTGTAGAAGCAGCGGCTACCACAACTAGAGCAGACGCAGAGGCTACTGCACTTAGAACAACATCAGAGGAACCTACTGCACTTAGAACAACATCAGAGGAACCTATTGTACCTAAAGTACCATCTGTAGAAGCAGCGGCTACCACACCTAGAGCAGACGCAGAGGCTACTGCACCTAGAACACCATCAGGGGAACTTGCGGCATCCAGTAAATCTGGTAATTTATTACCATTTAAACCTGAAAATTTATCTAATTTGGCACATGAAAGAGGTATTGGTTTAGGCGTAATAAATGGTATAAGAACAGAAGTTCCTAATTTGTCTGGTTTTACAGCTACACGTGCAAAAAAAAGAGTGGGTAAGAAAATAACGAAAAAAATTATTTTTAATACAGAACAGAAAAAAATATTAGAACGTAAGATAAGACGGGCAGAAGAAGCTGCTAGAAGCGGTCCTAGCTTATTAAGTAAAATATGGACTTTAGGTTTAGGAATGGGTCATGGTGATACTAGAAATACACAGCATCATATTGAAAACTTGAAATCCAAGCTGCAAACATTAGATAATAGCATTGCAAAGAGTCAAACCCTACTAGATAAAAAACGTGCTGCAGCCCAAAATAAAGGTACCAGACAAAATTTGAAAGAAACACAAAAAGCAATAGAGCGCACAAAACATTATAGAGATTTATTAAGCAAATACATCGAATCTGAAGCAACTGGTGAAATAGAAGTTCCTCATACTCAAAAGAACACTACTGAAATTAACGCAACAAGAAAAGAAAGAGCTGAAAAGAAAACTAAGAAAACAAACATTCTAGCAATAACAAATCCTGCAAATAAGCGTGCTGTTGGGCTAGGTGAAAATATGCAAAGACTTTTTAATAATACTGCCGCATATGGGAAAAAACAACCTGAGAATACTAGTCCACAAGTTCCAAAACCAGTAATATCTAATCAACCATTAGTTCCAAAAGTAAATCTAGCAGCTAAAAATACTAAGCGTAAAGCAGTAGCAAATGCTATGAAAGGTAAAGACCCTTATAAATTATTAGGATTAAATTCGAGCACAATAAATAAGGAAGATTTTAATTCTGTGGTAAAGGAAACTTTTGATAAGTTGCTACGTGCTAAAAAACCTAAAAATATATCAAATGAAAACCATGATAAAAAATTAGGAGAATTAAGACAGGCGCGCGATTTTCTTCTAAACACTACATTACGTACCGGATTTAACTCTAGAGTAGTTCAAACATTTAATCCTGCAACTGCACATAAAAGCAATGCTGCTGCATTACTAGCACAACAAAGGCAAGAACCTCCAATAAAACCCTTTACTCCTGCGAAACCATCTAATGCGACTATGGAAGGTCCTAAATTTGCCAATCAAATTATAGTAAAAAACCCTAATACTAGTGTATCTAGCGCAGAAAGAAATACTTCTTCCGCACTTCTATTTGGCTAATTAATTACATCCTTGACATTACAATCACAATCAACACAATTACAATAAACAACAGAATCATTAACCAAGTAGGTGGCACACCACAACCACATCCTGCACTTCCATCAAATCCTTCCACTACACCCTGAATATTGCCATTTCCTGAATTCCAATTAGACCCACCACTAGGATATATAATTTGTCGTTTGTCTTTTTTTTCATCTTCTTGTTCCTTTTTCAATACAGATTGATATTTATCCCAATAGCTAGGGGTGGCGCCTCCTAGAGTATCGGCATCCCAATATCCGGTGCTTTCCACTACACCAGGAACATTCATATAATTTCCATTCCACCATTGCGGAGTTATCTTCCTAGGCATACGATATGCATTCCAGGCAAATTGTGGACGGGCATTTATCTTCCTATCACCAATTCCGGTTCCGAAAGCCGGTGTTTTGCCTGCATACACGCTGGAATCATCTACACCTAACCCGTATGGTTCCATGAAATAACCATCCTTTGCCTTGATACCAGTACCAAAGTCAATATCCTTGCCATCATATGCTAGCCCAGTGTAATTCTCTTTACTCACTAGGCCGGTGTATGTCTTGTTTTGATAAATTTCCTGGCCGCATGTCCTAGCTAGATTGGCATCAAATTGGGACATTAACCATGGACCAAACATCATATCTCCTCCAGATTTATCACCTCCATTCCGGCTAGGGACTTGCACTCCTACGATTCCTATTCCTATAGCATCGGCGATATTAGTGGCGTTATCATCAAATAATACAACACGCTTGAAATCTTGGACTCTATAAACCCTCATCAATTGATAGATATATTCATTCTTATTAGGTGGTTGATTGTATCTATAAACATCACGCTGTTTTAATTCAGGTGCAATTATATTCTTCCGGGTGAAAAACTGTTGATTGAATCCCATAATACGTTTCATATAGGCTTGAATTATTTCATAGGTGCCAAAACTAGCAATACCTACATATCGACCATTGCCAACTAGAAATTCAACCATCCGGCGAAAATAACGCCATTGTGGGACTTCATTATCAAGTTGGGAATCTGTTCTCTCTAAGATGGCAGATGGAGTCATATTGCTAGAGTAGTATGTTGCAGTATCTATAAGGGTATCATCAAAATCCCATACCCATAGTTTGCATTGTTTGAAAAGGATTTGCGAAATAGGTAAATCTGGAGGAAAATTAAGTGTAGTCATTCTAGCAGGAGTAAAATACTATTAGTTATTGATATAATCTTATTCAAAATATATTTTAATTTTAGTTTTTCAATTACTAGAGGTTTGAGTAAAAAAATTGATTTTGAAAATAACTAATAGTATTAGTAATTTGAATTTTGTTAAAATGTTTAGACCAATTATTAGTAGTGTTTTAACTGTGTCTATAATAAATGGTGCATACATTGAAGTAAATGCGGAGTTTGATAGATTAAATAATGAACTTATTGATGCAGAGCAACGTATGATAGAAGCCAAAAAACGGTATGAAGACCGAGATTTTAGAGGTTCTAGGGAATATTATAGACAGTATAAATCTGAATTAATGCAACAAGTAAGATATGAAGAAAATAGATATAATAAAATAAAAGAAAAGTCTGATAGTGTTTATATTCCGGTGTTTATAGGATGTATAAACGGTGTATTCTACCCTATCAAAACACTATTTCGTTTAATGTCTTAAATGTAAATTTAATAATTAATATTTTCTATGAATATGCTAGAAGTAATATTACTATGGCAGTTTATTCTATCAATATTTTTCATGTCTTATTTGTTGGACCCTTGCTAATTGCCATTGGTCTATATCACGACCATCCTTATTTCCCCCAATTTATCTGGCAGTTATTAGTAATTCTAGGTATTGGTATTATTGGGTATCATGGATGGCTTGCTTGGACCAAGTATAATGCCGTTAATGCAAAGTAAACTATCATCTAGCATATCATCTAGCATTCATAAGGTTATAAAAAAAAAAATTGAATTAATAATTTAAATTTTTTAATTTAATATAAATATAATTATATCTTATCTTCTAGAAATAATGTCTTTTGAAATTTTACAATCTCTGTTTCGTCGTGCAAGCACTTTAACACCAGCAAAGCTAGATATGGATAGTTTCCAACTTATTTCTAAATTGCCATATGCTCCTATGTATAATCAGATTCAATTTATCCCAACCCTAATCAAAAATAATCCACCACCTAGTAATGGAAACGGACTTTATTTTACTAAACAAATTGGATGTGCTGATGAAATTGTTCTAGTAGCAACTAAAGAATTTAATAGTAATGATAACAGAAATCTAGTGGAATATCGGGCATTAGGTTTTCATGATAGATTATACGAAGTAATTATGGCAGCTGCACGCAATCCGATATGTGCTAAAGCCAAATGGATAAGTTTTAATTGCAAAGCATTAGGTGCAAAGTATGGAAACAATGTAATTGGTCTTCTAGAGAACTTACATCCTGATGCCGACCCTAATTTACAAATTGAATATGAGATTTACAATACCGTGGGTGGTAAATAAGCTAGTTTGCTCTAGTTTTTTTATTATTTTTATTATATTTTAGTAAACAAAAAAGCACAAAGCACAAAGCACAAAGCACAAAGCACAAAGCACAAAGCACAAAGCACAAAGCACAAAGCACAAAGCACAAAGCACAAAGCACAAAGCACAAAGCACAAAGCACAAAGCACA